ATCTGGCGGAGGTACATCTTCGAGAGGCTGGGAGCCGAGGGGATCGTGACGCCCGTGAAGACCGGGGTCCCGTTCAGCGAGACCGAGACCGTGGTGTCGCCGAGGGTCACGACGACGGTGTTCACCACGTCCAGTGTCGGGGTGAACGGCACATGCATCGGCGTGAAGAAATTGCCCCCCCCCGAGATCACCGTGAGGGTGATGGAGCCGGAGCCCGAGTAGGCCATGTCGACGGCGATGGCGTCGTTGAACCCCGAGCCGTCCACGCGGAGATAGCAGCTCGCCACGTCGGCGGAATTGGCCGCCTGGTGGGAGATCGTGTAGACCGCCTGGCCGCCCGCCAGCCCCGTCAGCGGGTAGCTCGCGGACCAGGCCGTAGTGCCGGTCGCGCCCGAGGACGTGGCCCCGGACCCGCCGGAGGCGACGGCGAGGATTCCCTCGCCGGCGCCCAGCCCCGTGCCGTCGCCCCAGACATCGGAGGCGCTCTGCACGGTGTCGGGCACGCGGCTTACGAGGCTGGTTCCGGGCGTGCCGCCGAGGGCGTCATCGAGGACCGTGTAAGTCGAGGGCACTGTCTACCTTCCTCTCATTTCAGGAGAGACCGACCGTCTTGTGGACGCCGCCGATCAGGATCGACAGGGCGTTGGAGTGGTCCGACGCGAGATAGAGCGTGTTGTTTCCCATCAACGCGTCGGCGACCGGGAAGCCGCTGGCGAGCACTCCGGGCCCGGAGAGGCTGACGGTACCGCCGGCCATGCCCGCCAGGCCGACGCCCCGGAACCGGCCGACCGAGACCGGCACGGTCGCGCCGCCGGTCACGATCGAGAAGAACGAGGGCGGGGACGTATTCGACTGGTGGGTCAGGTCCGGGACGTCGATCGAGCCGACCGTCGAGGAGGAGCCGGCGACGATCGCCGTCCCGACCCCCTTGAGCCGGCCCGAGAAGCTGATGCTCCCGACCGTCGTTCCGGTCAGGATGATCAGCTCGGAGACGTCGGTGAATGCCTGCCCGGACTCCTCGGCATAGTGGAAGTTGTCGACGACCAGGTCGCCGATCGTGCCGTAGCTCCCGTCGAGGAGGTACGCCGGCGCGTGGCCGAAGGTGTTCCGGTAGATCGCGCAGTCCCGGAACACCAGCGTCGAGATCGTCGAGGTCGAGCTGGTCATCAGGACCATCGGCACGCCCTGCAACGGCTCGAGCATCCGGACCCGGGTGAACTCGACGTGCCCGGCATTGCCCGAGACCGTCATGACCGCGTTGGCGCCGCCCGAGAAGTCGCAATCCGTCACCGACAGCGAGTGGGTCGCCTCGGCCAGCGTCGAGGCCGACCCGGAGGGGTCGCCCAGCGTGATCCCGGTGACGCGCACCCCGGTGGACTTGACGTTCCGCATCTCGACCCGGCGGCAGGCCGCGTTGTCCTTGCCGTAGACCCTCAGGACCGACTGGCAGCCCACGGTCACGCAGTCCGCCATGACGAGGTCGGCCCCGTCCTGGCCGTTGCCCTCGTCGAGGTTGAAGCCCACCGCGTCGTCGCCCGTGGAGATCCAGCACCACGAGACGAGGCATGACTGGCAGCCGCCGTTGAAGTGGAAGCCGTCGGTGTTCCCGGAGAAGCTCGGCGTGGCCGCCTCGACCCGGCAGTGGTGGGCCCAGACCTTCGTGCAAGCGTAAAGGCTGGCGTGGAACGTCGGGGCATCGTAGATCCACAGCCGGTCGATCTCGACGTTGTCCAGGGCGTTCAGGAAGATGCCGGTCAAGAGCCACTGCGCGTAGCTCCCCCTGGCATCCGGGGTGCCCGAGCCGGCCGGGAAAGTCCCGTCCTTGCCGCCGTTGCAGTTGCCGGTCGGGAACGTCCCGCGATTGCAGTGCAACCGGAAGTCCCGGAGCGTCACGTTCTGACCGAGCTGAGAGGTCGGGCCGATTCCCGGATTCCAGGTCGCGTTGCTGGCGAGGTCGGTCCCCGCGGTGTTGGTGATCCCGTGGCAATTGGAGCCGGGGAGGATGAAGAACCCGGTCGACCAGCCGTGGCCGGAGATCGTGACGTGGCCGGTCGGGGGGATCTTGATCGCATGGCCGATCGCCGACCCGCCGTCGATGACGAGGTGGACCGGATTGTTGGCCGTCGCCGTCGCCAGCACGGCATTGATCGCCGACGCGTTGTCGGTCGGAGTGCCGCCCGAGGCGTTCTTGCCGGTGAAGAGATTGCAGTCGAGCACGACGCCCGGGATCGACGAGGCGTAGACGGTCCGGGCCGCGAACACGTCGATCGCGTGCGCGGGGAACTTGCCGCCGTTGACGACCACCTCGGGGAGCGTGGCCAGGCTGGGATAGGGCGTGAGGCTCATGGATCGGGTCGCCTCTCAGTAGTGCTTGATGGCTTCGCCGACCTTCGCGGCGACGGTGTCGACGACCTCGGCCCGCTTCGCCAGGACCGACCGGCGGATGAACGGGTTGGCGGGATTCTCCTTCGAGCCGAACTCGACGAAGCCGATGAACGGGTCGTCGTGGCCGCCGCTGACCTGGACGACCGTGGTGATCGTGTCCTTCTTCCGTCGCCCGGCCCGGACCTTGACCGACCGCTTCAGGGCCCCGGTGTCCTTGGGGGCCTCCGCCCTGATCTCGGCGGCCAGGACCTTCGCGGCCTCGCGCTGGGCCTGGCGGATGATCTTGTTGCGGAGCTTCTTGTCGAGGGCGGCCAGCTCCTTGAAGACCGCGTCGATCCCGTTGTCTTTCACTGGACGACGTACTCCGTGGCGTCGACCTCGATCAGGATCCCGAACGGGTCGGTGGAGGCCTCCGCGACCTGGAGGGTGTGGCCGTTCCAGAGGATCTTGTCCGTCGGCCGGATCGGGCCGGAGCCGGCCCGGAGGGTGATCTTGTACTTCAAGGTCCCCTTCAACTGGGCCGCGTTGGTGGTCTCGGCCCCGCCCAGGCACTCGACCAGGGCGTAATAGCTGCCGAGGACCGCGTAGCTCGGGACGACCTGGCCGACCGCGTCGGTGGTCCGGCCCGAGACCCGGGAGACGGTGATTCTGTGGCGTAAGTCGCCGGCTGATATGTTCTTCACCGGTAATAGCCCCGGTTCGCCGTCTGGAACAGCTCCTTGACTCCCATCGGGAGCGGCGACATCACTCCCTCCGTGACGGCCTCCCTGTTGCGGAACAGAGATCCCGCCCAGAGCAGGATGCCGGCCTGGATCGGGAACGGGACGTTGGTGACGGTCGTCGTCCGCGTCACGTCCGTCGGGAGGGTGGGGGCCGCCGTCGTCGTCGTCAGGGGGGTCGCGAGGCCGGGCCCGTTCGTCACGGACGTCGTGGTCGTGGTCCCGCCGGCGATCGTCACGGTCGTGGTGGTCGTGCCGTAGCCGCAGGTGTACCTGAGGGTGACCGCCCCGATCTGCGGGAGCGTCAGGGGCCAGACCTTGCCGTAGCTCGGGGCGATCCGGCCCGGGAAGGCCGGGACGACCGAGTAGAGGCCCGGGTCGAGGACCTGGGATACCCCCGAGGTGTCGAGGTATTGGATGCTCTCGACCGAGATCAGGGGCGGGTTCAGGACCTTGAAGAAGCCCTCGAGGCTGTAGGGCGAGACGGTCCGGTTCCAGAACGCGGCGTGGGCCGGCGCCCCGGTGCCGAAGCCGAAGCCGCCCCGCGTGGGCAGGAGGTCCCGGACCAGCGTGTAGGAGGTCTGGTAGAGCGTCTGCTTGAGGTAGCCGCTCGCCGCGGTCCGGGCCGCCTGCAAGTACAATGCGAGGTTGGCGTCCTCGGTGGCGTCGGAGGCGTCGACCCGGCAGTGGGCCTTCAGGGTCAGGATGTCCGCCGCCGTCGGGGCGACCGGCGGGGACGTCGCGATCAGCGATTCGTACATGGCTCAGACTTCCTGGACGGCCTTGCGGGTCTTCGGGACGGCCACGGCCTCGCGCCTCGCCGGGGGGACGTGGGGCTCGACGGCCCCCTCGCGGATCAGCCGCCTCGCCCGCTCGTCCTCGAGCGTCACGACGTCGCCCGGGACGTGGTTGTGGCGGTCCACGATCAGGTGCTTGATGAAGCGGACTAGCATGAGCGACCTCCGGAGGAAAGGAGGCCCGGCGGCGCGATGGCCGCCGGGCCCTTCGATCAGGAGACGTTCACGGCCCCGCAGACCGCGAAGCTGCCGCCGTGGCGGACCTGGACGTCGACCTCGACCAGGGCGTTGTAGACCACCCCGCCCTGCTTGGCCTGGGTGTAGGGGTCGACGACCACGTCGATGCCGCTCCACATCGCGAGGACCCCGTCCTGCCAGTTGCCGAAGATGATCGAGTTCAGGTTGGTGCCCGAGCCCTTTGTCAGGGTCTTGGGCATGTTGGTCGTGACCTGCGCGTCGTACCCGTTGACCTGGTTGTCGTCGGACCAGACGAAGACCGGGAAGGTGCTGCCGATCTTCGGGGTCTGCTTGAGCTTGGCCCGGACGCCCGGGGTGGTGGCCCAGCCGAGCGAGCCCTGGTCGGCGTTCGAGTTCGCGACCGCCGTCTCGAACGCCAGGGCGTCGGCGTAGACCAGGGCCCCGCCGTTGCCCGCGTCGGCGGCCAGGGTGATGGTCGTGACGCTCGACTGGTTGAGGATGCCGGTCGGGGTCGCGCCCGAGCCGCTGCCGGCCAGGGCGGTGGCGTCGAAGCCGACGGTCAGCGCCTTGACGACGTCGTTCTCCACCACCGTCATCGCCTCGACGGAGCTTTCGAACATGAACTTGCGGGTGATCGGGACCGAGATCCCCATCGTCTTGGGGACGAAGTTCACGTTGTCGATCGTCGGGTTTCCGGCCGTGACGTCGGTGGCCTCGCCGACGAAGTAATACTGCGCGGCGGCGGTCTGGCGGGGCAGGGCGAACTTGCCCTTGATGCCCGTGTAGACGGAGCCGCCGAGGGCCTCGAAGACCAGCCGGGCCCGGAGCAGCTCGATCAGGGTGGGCTCGACCGTGACCCCGACGGCGCCGGTGCCGGTGGTCAGCGTCAGGTCGCGATTCTTGATCCGGTGCCGGCCCCGGAGCTTCACGTCCTCGG